TTTAAACGTATTTCTTCCATTCTAGCTTCTACTTGTTCTAACGTTTCTTTAGCATTAGGTACCATATTTATACCTTTTTTCTTAGAATCAGCTTCAGCTTGTTGTCTTTTCTTTTCAAGCTCAACCATTTCTTTTACATCTCTAATATCTGAAATTTTTGAATCAACTTGTGTTTCTAGAACAGCATCATTAACTTTTCCATCAACAAAATCACTAAAATTTTGATCATTAGTAACCTCAAGATTAGCTTTTGCAATATCAGCCGGTGAAGTATTTGGACTATTTAAAAAGTCTCTTATATCTTTTTTACTTCTTAACTCTCCATTTATTTTGTAATTTTGTTTACCAGTTGCTTTAGCAATAATATCTCCAACAGCTATAACTCCCTTTGCCTCACCAATAGATTCTAATGTAGCTTCACCTAAATCAATCTCTTGACCAGAAGCTGCTTGACCAGCAACCTCACCAACAAAACCACCTCCCATTTCTACAGCTGTTGTTGCTCCAGCTATTCTACTAGCACCTTTACCAGCTCTAAGCATTGTACTACCAACACCTCTTGATAAACCTAATGTTAAACCTTCTACAGCACCAATTGCAACACCTCTTCTTATTGATTGCGATTTTATTCTTTCTATAGCATCTGGATCCTCAAGTATACTTCTTATATTCTCTTTAGTAAATGGTTTACCTTCTAATTCTTGTTTTAATAAATCAGTTAGGGTTAAACCTGTTTCCATGGCACCTACTAATCCAGCCATACCACCACCTAAACCACCTGTTATAGCACCAGCACTAGATGTTATAGGCGCAAATATACCACCAGCTAAACCAAGAGTTGCTCCAGTACCCGCTCCAGCTCCAGCACCAAGAGCAGCATAACCTGCTACTTCATCAGAGTCTGCCATTGAATGACCCATTGTTGCTAAAGATGTTACTAACATTTGTGGGAAATAACCGGGATTATCATACATAGCGTGTAAGGTACCAAAGATACCTCCACCGTATTTTTCTTGGGCTTTTTGGAATTTATATTGTTCGTTTGTGATTTGGCTTTGATCCATGCCTGCAACAGCATCTATGTAAGCTTGTAATTTATCGTCTGATATACTAGCACCGTGTTTATATACATCGAAAGCTTCATTTACACTAGCACCAGCACCTTTACCTTGTTGATATGCTGTATATATATCTTCAAAGAAACCTTTATCTTCTGGCTCATCGCTTCCGTATAATCCACTAAATGGATCTTCATCGTTGGGCAATAAACCTTCAGTTGTTTCAGTGCCAAACTGTGGGTTGTCAGTATTTTGGACAAGTGCAGGTCCGCTTGTCCTTTCAGCTTTAGGATATTTTGTTAAAAAATTTTCAACGTCTTCAGGTTTAACATTGTATACCTGACCGTCTACTGTAAACTTTTCCATAAATTTATTTTATTTTGGTCCTGCTAACACACCAAGTCCATGTACTGATGGAGGTATGTTCTTTTTCTTATCTTTAATAGTCTCTGGAACGTAATCTATTGAACCATCATCATTTGTACTTGCAATTTCATCACCTGGTATATCTAATTCCTCAGGTAACACGAAATCAAATTTGCTTTCTGGTACTGTTGTTATCCAACCGATTTCACCATTTAACCATTGTGCTAGTTCTCTTCTAGAGTCACCACTTAATGTTCCTTTTGGAATTGGTAAATTATCTTGTTCTACCCACTGTAATACTCCTTGTGAAGTATTTTGACTTTTCTCTACAGTAAATCTACTTTCATCAGCATCCCATCTAACTCTATAACTTCCTTTTCCAGGTCCTAAGTTTTGTTCCCAAACAAGTGAAGATTGATTTCCAACAACTAAATCTGATAACTCCGGTGCGGCAGCTATGTTTTGTATCTCTCCTTGTATGTAAGCATATTTATTAAACTTATTATTATCTTTAGCGTTTTTAGCTTTATTAGCATTATCAAAACCTTTTTGATGTTGACTCTTTAGCTTATCAGTATAGGCTTCCATTAAATCGTCTGTTAATATTCTTTCAGCTTCAATAGCTAAAGCAGCGTCATCACCTTTTATAGCTTCAATTACTTTATCGTAATCATCTATGTTTAATAAACTATTATTTGGATCTAACAAATTATCAAACGCTAAAGACATGGTGCCATCTACACCTTCTTTTCTCATTATTTCATAAAAATCATTTCTAGCTACTAAAAGATCACTATCATCCATTACTTTACCAGAGCTATAAGCTTTGGTCATATTATTTAATAATGTCTGAGAAGATCCATAAGCTTTGTTTTGATAATCAGGTAGATCATTTAAAGCTGTATAACCCATATCAGGAGTTCCAAAAGAAATATTACCATTCTCATCTATAACCATTTCAGCATTACCTTTTTCACCATATATGTTTGATAAAGCAAATGAATCAGATTCATCAGAAACTACTGAAAAGTTATCATTAGCATAATCTTCAGTCCAATCTAATCCACGTTGTTGATATTCTTTTAGTTGGTTAAAAAGATTACCATCTTTTTGATATGATTTTTTTACTGCTTCTCTTCTTCTTTTTAAATCCAAATACTCTGGATCATTAGGATCCATTTTATCCATCTGTTGTTTTATCTCCCATTGTAACGTAGATTGTTGTTCAACAAAATTGGTTATTACGTCGCTAAATTTAGGTGATACTAAATCTGTAAGATGTCCAGCCCCAGTTTCTATTGTCTCAGCATTATTCCTTGCTTGATTTTTAGATTGTTTATTTAGTAATTGTCTATAGTATTGATTAGGATAACCAGCGTTTTTCGATGCGTTTTTAGCTTGATTAGCTACAAATCTATGGTTAGTCATGTAATCACTATACTGACCGTAAGCACCATGACCTTTAAATCCTGATCTTTTTTGTTCTGCCATCGTTATATTTGTTTAAATTCTACGTCTAATTTAGAGTAATCTACCATATCATAACCATCTCTATGTTTTACAACGGCATATTGTGGTATCTCATCAGACATAACACCTTGATAAACATATTCTCCAAATTTCTTGTTAATATATTCAAAAGCATATATCTTTAATCCACTAGGTGAATACCCAATTAATTTTATATTCTTTTTAAGTTTTCTATCAGAAGCTGCTGCAAATGCATCTAAACCTTGTCCAGCTGCTTCACCAACTTGAGATATACCAGAGTATATAGCTTCAGTAGCTTTAGCTCTTGCTGCTTTAGCAGCACCTAATCTTTGACTAGCTTGATCAAATAAGAAACTTTGTTTATCTAGTCCCATTTGTCTAGAATCAGCTGCACCTTGTAATTCAGAAGCTTGTAGGTCCATAGCTCCTTGAGCTTGTTTCATTTGATTAGCTTGTTCTTGCTGTGCAATACTTGCAGATGCTGCTTGATTTTGTTGTGCAGCTTGATTAGCCATAGTTTGCGCTAACGCAGCAATTCCACCACCACCGGCTGCTCCTGCCATGTTAGCCATAATATTAGCTTGCGCAGCTTGATTTTGCTGTGCTTGAAAATCTGCAGCTTGCGTATTTACAGTTAAATCTTCGTATGCATTCTCTTGATTCTCATATAAGTTAGAGGTATCAAAGGATGCCATTCTTTGTTTTGCTGCAGCAAATTCAGCTTTTGCTTTTCTTTCTTCTGATTTTCTACCTTTACTACCGATAATACCACTAGCAATACTAGTTAAACCGCCGACTGCGCTACCGATAGCTGCTCCCATTCCTGGTACCATAATTCTATTGTTTTATTAAGTTATACATATTATAATCACACATTATTTACTACTTTCAACTACTTCACTATTCACTGCAAATATTTCAGCTTCTTCCGTATCTGTACATGTAAGTTCAACTTCAGCATAGTAACCCATTAAACTTGACATATTAGCTCTTGCATCTTTACTAAACATTATAAAACTACCAGGATTACTAGCGTCCACATATTGTGTTGGTCTAGTTGCAGTAGTACTAATGTACGCTTGTATTTGGTTTGCGGTGGTTAATGTTCCACCACGTGTATTTTGCATATTAGTAACATTTCCAATTTCTACTAAAGATGTATTGTTAGCACCGTATGAAGCGTAAGCTTGAGTAGCATTACCACTTTGATTTTCGTAGAATATAGGTGGATTACTACCGTCATATGCAGTTCCATCTTGACTATCAACATAACTATATCCACCATCAGAAAGTGTCTGTGTAGTGGTAGTTATATGATATAGCATATCACCTATTTGAAGTGAATCGTTTATAGCATTTGGAAATGTTAATGTTAATGTTGGCATATTTTATTTATTTATTTTAACAGTTTGTTCCACCTGTATTGTTATATGAATCATCACTAGAGCCAAAGTGTACGTCACCACTTATATAAGCAGTAGGAGTTCCATCAGAAATACTAGTATTGTTTGTTATCTTACCTCTACCGTATTCAGTGCTACCACATCCACCAGCATACGTTCTCCATCTAACCCAATGGTTTAATTGGAAACATCCAGCTGGCATGTTTATTAAACCACCGCCATCACATATTTTTTCAGCAGAAACATGGTGTACTCCAGTCAAACTACCACTAGAGTTATATATAGATATCTCCCATCTTTCATGAGGTACAAAGGTAACTGTTATTGTAAATGATTTTTCATACCACAACCCACCATTATCTGTAGATCTAACTCTAATAGAGTAAGAGCTCTTAGTCTCATAATCAAACACCGCACTACTTCTTAAATTAGAACCACTTATATTAAAGCTTGCATTATCTGTATCACCAGTACCAGATACTAGTGTATATGTGTGCGTATCACCAGCGTCAGGATCAGTTGTTGAAAATGCTCCAACGACTGTATTGATAGCTGAATCTTCTGCTATTGTTTGTGATGATAAAGCTATATTAGTAGGTGCATCGTTAACAGCTGTTATAGTAATTGAAGCGGTTGATGTATTACTATCTTCATAACCATCATTTACTTTCCATGTAAAATTAGTTGATCCATTCCAAGCTGCTGTTGGTGTAAATGTAACAACACCAGTACCTGAATCAACGCTTCCTAAACTACCATTACCACCAGTGTTATCAGCAACTATTGAATATGTTAATGTATCACCTTCTGGATCTGTAGCAGCGCTATTAGCTGATAAATCTATAACTAAAGGCGTATCTTCTGGTCCACTAAAAGGTTTATTTAATGTTACAGGAGCTTGATTTATAAAGTTATCTAAACTCAAATTAGATGTTACATCAGCTGTACCACCATCTGTCCAAAAGAATCCATTATATGTATTACCACCACTAGTATAAGTACCTGATTTTATAGTTATTTTTGCTGTACCATCTCCAGTGGCTACTAATCCAGCTATATCCCAAGCCATACCATTATTACTTGCTTCAACAGCGTTTGTAAAATCCATGGTTCCATCTGTGGCGTGAGCTACATCCATTGCGAAAACAGGTTGTCTTCGTAGTTTTAAATTTTTACCAGAAGAATGAGTTACCTCAAGCCAAAGTATTTTATCACCACCTAATAAAACTCCATTTATATCATAATTTTCACCTCCAACTGGGATGTTTTCTATTCTATCAACACCACCAGCGTTAACGCCTACACTTAAATTAGTTCCAGAACCTGTTATAATTATCTTTTTATCTGCACTTTGGGTTAACGTCCAAGTATAAGGATTATTATTACCTGTTCCACCTTCAACAGTGTTTGTAGAAGGTGACGTACCACCTACTAGCGCGAAGTTATAAGTATCTGTAACATTTCCTCCACCTGTGTTTATTGCTGGGATTTCAATCCCTGTTAATTCGTATATTCCATTAGATGGAATTGTTAAATTACCTGTATCAGCTGAACCTGATTGAAAAAGATTAGTGCTAAAGTTATACCAATAACTATCATCAGCTCTTTGTATTGTCATTTTAGCAGAAGCACCAGCATTACCATATATTTTTACATTTCTAGTTCCTCCTCCAGCAGCAACAGTAGTTTGTGAGCCACTAAGATTATAACCTGTAACTAAATTAGCTTGAGTACTAAAAGCTGTTACAGCATTAGCACTAAAGTCTAAATTATGTCCACTAAAAGCTACACCTGGATTTTTTAATTGTATTTTAAATTTAATAGAAGTTAATTTACCATTTGAATATGTTAAAGGTGTTTTTTCTACTAAATAATTATCACCATATGTCCCAACCGAAGTTTTAGTAAATGTAGGATCAGTTGTAAAATAGTAACCACTAGCACATGTAAAAGTTTGTTCTATTAAATCATGTATTTCGTCTGGTGTTCCCGTTACACTATAAGCGTTATTACTAGCATTTGTTACTGGACTAGCAGTAACATTACCGTTAACAACTTGATCCCAAGTTCCAGCACAAACAACTGATGCAAGTTTCTCGTCTTTAGCAGCTCCATCAATATCTATTGTAAAAGTAGCATTATCACTAGCAGTATAAGAATCTTTAAGATCAACAGTAACAGTAACAACATTATTAGCAGCATAAGCTGTACCTGTACCACCAGTATCAGTATTTTTATTGGCTAATGTTATAGCATTTATTTGATTTACCCAAGGAGCAGCTGTTAAATCTGTATTTTGACTAAAATCAGCAGCAGCAACTCTATAACCAGTGTTAGGTGTTATTGTTAACACTTGATGTGCAACTCCACTTAAAGTGTTATTTTTTGTAACATTAACCGAACTTGAATCTATTGTGCAATTAGTTAAAGCCATATTAATCTTCGTTTTCTTGTATTGTTATTGTAACTTGTGTAGGAGCAGCTGAATCAGCTATTGTAGTTGCGTTACCTATACCTTGTATATTAAACTCCTTACTATCTAAATTAATTTTAGTGGTAGCATCTCCTTTAACAAAATTAAACCATTTACCTTCTTTCTCTATAAACTCAGGAACAAACCCACTTTGTTTATCTGTGGTTACAGCATTAACATACCAGCCAGGTCTAGTTTCATTTATATTATACAAACTACCTTCTGTGTCACCAGCAGTATACACAGCACCATCAGAATCAAAACTACTAACTCTAGTATCTTGTAATATTCTACTTCTAGAACCCTCATAGCTTATAGTTTTAAATGACTTTATAGTAGAAGGTGTCTCGTTAAATATTAATTTTATTGTTGATGGAGTATGTGTATCATAAAAAGTATTTCTAACTACATTATCATGAGACCATATTTGACCATTTTTAAAAGTATAATATGTATTATTTAATGATACTCCAGCTTCTGGTATAAATGATTTTCTACTAGGCCAACCTGTAACTTGTTCTTTAAAACTAACAGTATCTTCCGTTCCTCTTAAAGATTGATGTTGCATTGATATATTGTATAAACCTTTACCATCATCATGACTACCTATAAACACTTCGTTTAAAGCTAAATTATCTTTAAAGTAATCTTTCATACCATGTGCTGATATTTCAGATAAACCATCTCTAGACAATCTTAACACGACGCCTCTAGCTTTATCTGTGAAGTAAGATCTAAATCCATAACTACAAAATGATTCTGGATTTTTACTTATACCAAAATCACCTATATAAGGTACAGCTTGTCCTAAAACTCTATTAGTAGCTGTTAATGCTGGATTTCCACTAGCTTCATATAAAGCATCTTTATTTGCTAATACCTTTAATATCTTATCTTCACAACATACTGTTAAATCAGTATCTCTTGTATTTAACTTTTGTATTGATCCATATTCAGGATTTAAATCTTTTGTTATAGGTTCTGCTAGTATAAATTGATTTAATCTATTTATTCCAGATGTTGAATTATATAATCCAGAGAATATTAAACCATTTTTTCTAACTTCTTCCTTATATTGTTCTGCTAATGGAGCAGATGCTTTAACACCTTTTGCTACTGTCATAGTATTAAAATCATCTCTTATTCTATTTGATTCAACACCATTACCAAAAGACCAACAGTTTGAATAAGTTAACGTTTGAGCTGTTCCATGTGTTGCTATAGCGTAAGCTTTACTTGCCTCATAATATAGATCCATTTCTATAGCTTCTTTAGGTTCTGTTTCAAATATAGCTGGATTTTGACTTCTATAAGTGTTCTCATCTTTATCAGCTTCCAAAATCTCTATATTACCAAATTCACCAGCCGCAACACTACTACTAGAACCATCTGCTGTAATAGAATATCCTTCTATTGGTTTATCTAATTCTAAAGCAAAGGCTAGAAGTTTTGCACGACTCCACCAATGTCCTTGTCCAGTATAAGGTCTAACGTGTCTATAAGCATGTTTAACAATTTTATATACAACTTTTGGATCTTGACCAGTAAATCTAAATTTAGTACCATCAGTTGTTAAAGCAGTTAACATTGTAGCGTGCACACCATTATCACTTTCATAATGTCCAGCGAGATTTCTTGACCCAAAACCTTTAACTATATATATAACATTGCTTCCGATCTTAATACCTCTTTTCAAATGAGATCTTTGAAAACCACCACTACTATTTAATAACGAAGGTTTTGATCCATATGCAAGTTTAGTTGGAGATCCATGATCTGCTGGTGTATGATTTATAATAAAGAAACGTCTAGACATAAAATCACCGTCTTCCCAATGATCTCCCCAATCACCTCTACCATTACCATAATTTCTTCGCCATAAAGGTTGTTGATGTTTTATAGAGTACTCGCTTCCCTCCTCTAATGCTGTTAAATTTTCTTCTAAAGCTTGATCTCTATATATTTTAACAAAAAATCTACCAGTAAATTCTGCTTTGTTTTCTAATTTTCTTTTAGCTACAGCAACACTTAAACCAGCAATACCACTAGCATAAGCACCTGTTGGAAAAAACGGTTCAACTTCTTGTCCAAGTTTTTCTTTTAAATTAAATCTATAGTAGTCAGTTCCAGTAGTATTTAAAGATATAGTAGATAACTTATACCATTTAGATACTATATTAGGAGATTTAATTTGAACTTCTAAATCAGATTCTGATAGCAAAGGTGAATTGTCTCCAAATCTATCTACAAAATCAGTTTTCTTAATATCAAACATTTTACCATCTGGTATTGGAAAACCAGTTTCATTAAAATCCGTGTCAACTTCTCCATATGAACTACGAGATTCTTTTAGTTCTGTTGGTGCACTGTTTTCTATAGCAATTACTTTATATTTAGCATCTCTTGTAACCTCTTGATCGCTATCATGTTGCTTTTTAATTGTTATAAAAGTTTCCTCGTCTAATTTATTTCTTTCAGCTGATGGAAAACTTATCCAAACGTTACCATCCTCTGCATCATACCAACGATCCATACATAAATTATAATATGAATTAGATGTATCTTTTATAAAAAATTTATAATGTGTTGCAAATTCAGGTGCCGCGCTAACAATATTAGCTTGTATTCTATTATGATTAACCGCATCATCTTTTGATATAGTTAATATACCAGAATCATCAGCTTGTACAGGTGTTTCTCTACCATATTTATCTAAGTATACTACACCTAATTGATATGTTCTTTGTGATTTTATAGATTTTACAGGTATCCTTGCTTCTGGTACTGAACTTGTTTGTGATACAACTTCAAACTTTGGTGATATTTCAGCACCTGTGCTATCTACTAAATCAAAATTTTGAGTATAATTACCATATACTATTCTATTACCAATCAACTCTTGCGCTTGCGCTTTTAAAGGTACATTATCATATGGTCTTAATAGTTGATTAGTCTCAACTGTTTTGTATATCATTTCTGATTCTAATTCCCAAGAACCAGTACCAGACCACTCTTCATCACCATATTTTATTGTTTTGGCAACATATATATTTGTGTTATTTTCTTTTTTGAATAATATATCAACTTCTTTTACTTGCTTTGGAATATCACTTGGAATAAAATCAGTTATTTTTAAATAACGTAAGTCATTAACCATACCGGTATTAAAACCTTTTGCTGGTTCATATTCAAATGTTTGTGGTAAGAATGCTACTTCTGAAAAAGGTGAGAAAGTTGAATATTCTCCATTTTTGTATTTATATCTATAAGCAAATCTTACAAATTCCTTTTCAAATAATGGATCATCTTGTTTTAGGTTAACCTCCCATTGAGTAGGTGTTAAAGGAATATCTTCACCTATTGATTCTATAGTACATTGGAAAGTACTAGCTGGATGACAATAACCTGGTTTTACTTTTAATCTAATTTGATATTCATCATCAAATCCATTAGCATCATCACCAGAACTTAATATTAATGTATCACCTTGACAAAACGTTGGTGAATTATTAAAAGTTAAACTAACGGTTTGACCTTTTGCTAAAGGTGCTTCTGGATTTCCTCCATCTCCAAAGTCGTGATTAACTGTGGATGTTGTAACGCCTGTTGCACCTGCTAACGTAACACGTTTAGTATTAGCCATAGTTAACGTAGGTTCAACTTTAGGACTTTGTTTTATAACAGTAATATCTTGTTCAGTAAAATTATACGCTGTTCCAGTAATATCTTTTAATTGAGTATGGGTTGACCAATTTGAACTACCATCTTTACAATCTTGTATATTTATAACTTTTGGTTCTGTTTTATTGTCAGTCCAAAATAACATACCATCAATTAAATTAACACCAGTTATTCTACCTTCATTAGTATCTTTTGAAAAATTTAATATATCACCAGTATCAAGTAATACGGGTACTACATCTCCTGATAATTGATCAAATTCAGCTATAGCATCTACAGTATTACCACATATAAACCAATATATTTTTTCATTTTCAGTATCAGCAATTACACCAATACATTTTCCACCAGCTATAGTATGAGCACCATGTTGTTTGTTACCTAAGATGTTTTGAGCAGCTCCTACATCATCTCCATCAGACCCGGATACCTGTATATTAAGAGCATCTCTATACTCACCAGAGGGCACGATTCTCTCGTCAAGGTCTTTATTCATTTTCCCCGATGTAAAGGTGTGTTGTATTTCCGGCATGTTTTAGTGTTTTATAAATTTCGATTTACCTCTCATTACTTGAGCTAGTTCCTCTGATTTAAGATTAGATAATCTTAATTTTGCTTGTCTTATAGCAGCGTATCTTTCTCTCTTAAATCTTTGAACTAGAACCTCAGGAATATTTATTCTAGTTGATAATATAGCATGTGCAATCCACTTATACATAGCTTCCTCAGCAAACTTATGAACTATCATTTCATCTTCAGTACCCAAACCATCTGATATGTATTTTAATATTATAGTTTTACCACTTAGACCAGAGCTAAAATGTATTTTACCTCTATAATCATCTATATAGAATATACCGTTTACTTGTGCATTTTCAGGTTCTAATCCATATCTTTTTCCTTCTGCAGCATCAAAATCTTGAACATCTGTTTTATCAGAATCATCATTGCTTACAGCGGAAGAAGATTGGTATCTATCCCACATATCAGAATCTCTTGCTTCTAACAAATCCCCATTAGCATCAAATAAATAACCATAATCATCATTTTGTAATAATGCTTTTGGATTACTAGTTTTTCTAGCTGGATATAATAATTTTTCCACACCATTAACATCACTATAAGCGACTTTAACATAATTAACATAATCATGTGGTAACTTCATTGTTAACGAAGGCGGAACATCTATTTCTTGTGTTTTAGTAGATTTAAAAGTGTCATAACTTAATTCTTGTATTGCTCTTTGAGCATGAAAAGATACATCAGCTCTCTTAACTTTACCTATTATTTTTTCCTCTCCAACATACGATATTATAAAGTTATTGATAATATCTCTTAAAGGTATAAATTGATAGTTACCTAAATTTTCATTTTCATTAACTTGAGCAAACATTATTATTACTCCATCAGCTGGTGCTGAATCAAACGTAACAACACCTGTTCCAGCGTTGTATGGGGTAGCATCATATAATGTAGTATTTTGCTCAACACCATCAAAGTATACTGTAAATTCTAATATACTAGCTGGTAATGGATCAAATGGTAATGTAAACGCTGTAGTTGAACCATTACCTTCTGTGGTCCAACTATTGTTATAATACTGTTCTTGTGTTCCTGTAAATAATGGCATATTTTATTATTGTTTTTCTTCTTGAATATTTTGTGCTTCTTCTTGAGCAGCAATTTGATATACTTGTGGATCTTTAATTTCAATACCAGCAAGTTCTAATATTTTTATAACTAACTCAGTTTCTTCTGAATCATGTAATTCAAAGTGAGTAGTTGTGTTAGCATTATATAAAGCAGCTCCATTGGTTGAATTAATTACGTATCCCCATGCTACCTGTGCAGGATTAACTATATAGTTACATACTACATCCGCAGCTGTAGTTATAGTAATAGGATAAATTTGAAAAGTAAGTTCTGTTAACTGTACGTAACAAGGACGTTCTAGTGTAGGCTGTGTTAATGCTGAGTTTAATATATGATGTGCATCGTTTTGATTTATTTTTTCTATCTCAACGTATCCACTGTGGTTTGGATAAGCAGTACCAGCAAGTGTAGCATTTTTATAATATACTTCACCCATTCTATAATGTGCTGGAAAAGTACCAACACCCGCGCCAGTTAAACCCGCTATATCTTGTCTATATCTTTCGAATATATCAATTTTTTCTTTTATAAGATCAACCATGTCAGAATGAGTGGAATCATTTCCAGGTTGTTTCATAAATAGGTTTAAATCATAAAAATATTGCTCAAAAATATCCATTTGAGCTTGGTTGGCATATAGATTAAATTCTTGAGGTGTTACATAACCTCTTTGCTCTTTGTTAGCTATTGCCAAAACTCTTTGATAAACTGTATCTATATTAACCATATTTTTTTTTATTTATAGTAAGTAACCACCTCATAGAAGTGGTTACCTCTATAAGTGATTATTATTTTAATCTTTTTTCTAATGTTTTAAGAACTTCAAGTCCTTCATCAGTTTTTAACCATGCAGCAAGAGCTGAATAAGGATGTTCTTCAAATGGAACTGTCATAAGCTTTCTACCATTCTTCCATGTGAATTTTCTATTATCTTGCGATAATATTATAATTCCATCTTCTACAGCTTTAATTCCAAGATTCCTTAATTGAACATTATCATCTCCAACTAATTCTAAGAACATTTGAGGTTTTGATTTAGCAAGTACTAAAGCATCTCTTTTTATTTCTTTAGATGACATTTTAGATACTCTACTACCAATCTCAACTCTCATTATAGCTTCTAATTCCTCTATACCTAATGCTTTAGCAGCAGTTAAAGCTTCAAACTCTAATTCAATTCTATCGACTTGATTACTAGCTTGTTTAACTGGCTCCCATTCATAGTATATTCTATCTCTTTTGGGATGTAAAGCTAAAAACTTTTGTAGATTTGGTTTGTCTTTTGGGACAGTTAATCTACCATCTCTAAATACAATATGACCTAAAGTTGAAACACCTTTTTGTTCATCTCTAAAAGGCGATGCTTGATTAGTAGCATATCGTAACTCTCTTTGGTATCCGAGTTTTTCATCGAAATAAAGTAGAGGTTTTCTTCTTGAGTGTCTTGATCCTAACACTAAAACTGGAGGTGTATCTTTTCCAGTTAGCATATAGACCCTATCTTTATACTCCCACTCAGGAGCTGTTTTTTTATTTTCCATGATATAATATAATTAAAAAATTTATAAAAATAAAAGCCTAGGGAGCCGAAGCTCCCTTTGCTTTTAATAATGTGATATTATTGCTTCAATAATACGAAGTTATTCGCAGCTTGAACACATAAACATCTTTCTGATAG